GAGTACGTGCTCTCATACGTTCAGACATTTGGTTAAATTCAGCCTGAATATTTTCAGAATATAATCCAAATAGTGCGTCTAAAATAATTTCAAAGATGAACTGACCACTTCTCATACTATATAAGGGCTTACCATTTGAGCAGGTTTCAGCTATATCTGAATCAAAAACATAGTTAATAATATCGCACATCTCCTTATTTATGCTATTAAGGGCAGTTACCATATTATTAAAAGTTTCATCATCAATCTCGCCTGTAGCGTCATCGGCTTCAAAACCTTTTATACCAAGCTCCTCAAGTCTCGGATAAGATTCCTGTAAACGGGTTAATATGCCGAGGTCACGAACATCTAATTCAATTATTCTATTATCATCACCGTTAATTCTGAATTGCTCTTTACTTCCAATATCAAGCTGAATATCTGTATAATTAGCTACCTTTTTTCCCATTTTGCTCTCCTTATTGTGCAATAATAATTAATTACGTATCTGCTGTGAATACAAAATCATCCGATAATTTGTCAACCGTTCCGGTCGTAATCTCATTCGAGAAATAAACAGAAATCGGGAAGTTTACATTAACATCACCGCCGATGCTGTTATAAGCAATAGTGCAGTTAGTATGTTTTTCAGTAGGATATGTAATCGAGGTACCACTTCCAGTGCTTGTAAATGCTGTAATAATATACAGAGTAAACTGGGAAAGTTCTTCAATCGCATTGCGTCTACGAATATCATTCAGCTTCGCCGCAAGTTCAGAACCGCCAAGAATGAGATAGGGGTCAAAATCTTGTTGAGGCTGAGTCTTATTAACATCAGTATAGTTGATGCCAAGAATATCAGTTGTAGTCTCAATATCTGCATTATATTCAATACTGGAATCTTCAGTTCTACGACCGAGAATTTCACGTTTTGTATTTGCAGAAGACCCTGTCCCTTCGGACCATTCAGCTACAGTAATGAGTAACTTACGGGGAGCACGTTGATGGTCGGGTAAGTTAATAGGTGCAACAGCCATAATATTTACCTCCAAAGTCGTTTACTTATGTCTATATACTCTATTTGAATTGTTGTGCTATATACAGCCAAATTTGGTTCAGTTTGTTCATCTATTCCGTCAAATGTCGGTTCATCAGTAGTAGGCATTATGCTCTCTACTATACAATCTTCGCCAAAATCTGGAAAATTAAGATTTTCGTTTTGCTCTTTTATCCAATCAATTAATGTTTGAATAGCTGATAAATCAGCCATGTTTTCATTTGGGTAATTAGGCAATTTTACTACAGCAATATCATTAACTGATTTAAATGTAGTTATTGTAAAGGTATATCTTTTCCCAATACTACCATCAATATAATGAACATTAGTGTAGTTATCATTAGATACAGTTAGAAATTGATTGGTATCATCTTCTACATTAATGAAATTAAAATATAGTGGGCTATTTAAAATATTCGGACAATTAAGTAAATAATCAATAACAGCCTGATGTTTATCTGTTGCCATTTTTCACCTCTTTCTTTACGAGAGGTTCAGCATATTCTACAAGTTTTTTAAATCCAGGTGTACCTGGTTCAATTCTACGAGTCCAATACGATTCTGTACCAGGTGTATTACGTTTCCAGTCACTATCGTCAGCGTCATGCTGAATTTGTGCATATACAGAAGTCGGACGTTTCGAGGAACCGATGCTATAATCGCCCCAAACAAGTTGAACTCGTTTCCCGCTATATACGGTATGAGCACTTTCTCGTAATGCGCCAGATTTCATAGGTACATAGGGTTTTACAATTTCGTTTGCTTTTTCTGCTATCAATCGCATTACATCTGGATTTCTTGACAATGCAATTATTGGGTCTGTGCATCGTTCTTTTATTGCACTTCTTATATCACTTGCACTTATTTTAAAATAAACTCTTGCCATTATTTACCACTCGCAAAATAATGCTCATTTCCTCTACCGCCGCCGGTGTTATTTGACCAAACACGTATTTCCATACACCCTTGTAACGCTTTATATTTTTTTAATAAATCTGTTGAGCGCATACCAGAAGTATATTCATCAATTTCATCGTCTACTTCACCGCGAACAATAATATCACCTTCACTAAGCGTAAAGTAATTGGACATTTCGTCATTTGGCTTTTTTACCCACTCATGCTTTTCTAAAAACGCACTATCCACACGGATACGACAAATGATTTCGTCAGACTTTAAAACTGTTTTACCAATTATTATTTGCTGACCATCATTTTTCCAAAATGTCTTATGTACAACATGACGATACCATTTTACTACTTGTGTTTGTGGGTCAACAAATTTATTATAGATAGTTACTGTAGTATTCCACCATGAACCATAACTATTCACCTGGATATAACCCCCTATCAGCTTTGCAAATTTTAGTAACGCCTGGAATAAATCCTGCCGGACATTCTTTTCGTCTAACATTTATTACTCCATTAGTAAACCATTTTGTACCTCGTGTTGCGGATTTCCCGTACATAGGATTGTTCTTACCGGTTCGCATTTCGCTTAATTTTTGTTTAGTTTCTTTTGAACACGGTTTACCAACTCTTCCTTTTAGAGCTTCACTAATCTTCTTATTCCACTCATCAGTATGGGGGTTCGATTTACCTAATTTTGCATTACTAAGTTTTTTACGAACATCAGGGTTTTTTGAGGCATTGTTATCACTAATCTTTTTACGGACGTTCGGATTTTTAGCGGGATTATTTGATTTAAATTTTTCCCTCTGTTTATTACGTCTGCTTTCTGTCCACGACTCTTTTAAATGTTGCCTATATACAAAAGTCTTTTTTGTACTGTTACCGCCGCCGGCAATATTATAATAGTCATCGGACTCTACAGCATTATAATATGAAATCCAATACTCTTCTCTTTCGTTTAACTCATTAGCAGATTCACAAGATTCTAATAATTCACAAACAAAATTTTCTTTTCCGTATTTTTGAATAGCCTTCCAGAGAATAACGCCAGAACCGATATATCTATCCGGCTCAAATACCGGTGACGCATGTTGGCCTATATATTTTTTACTATTTATGAGATTGGTTGTTAAATATATATAACCGTACATACTTATTCCCCAGGATATAATCCTCTATACAACACTTTACGACCCAACGAATCTTTTACATCTTGTAAATACATCTTAATGGCAGAATTGAGTTGACTTTGTATTACTCTGACAGCCATATTACCAGTAATTACATTATAGGTTGAAGATACACCGTCATTAGATTGATGTCCCATAAGACCGGCAACTACATTGCCTTCGTCATCAATAGCATCTACGAGCATTACCTTTTGTTGTTTATCTAATAACTCTATCAACTTAGCCATGCAACGCTTTACAGCTTCAGGTAATTCAGTCTCATTTTTTAATCTGCCGAATGTCCACCAATCAATTTGTGACCTTGCTTCAAATTCTAACTGATTGAAGGTGGATTCTTCCATGACCTCACCGCCCATGCTGTTGTACTCGTCAAAAGTTAAATACATCATAGAATCCACCTCCAATTATTTTTTTAGCCTAAGGATAAAATACGTGCAATCGGAATAGCTTTCAGACTGATGTACTTCTTATTACTATTGCCACCAGTATTAACAAGTTCCCAGTTAGAGCCAGTAGCAAGCTCAGCATCGGTTGGAGACAGTGTGGAAACATTGTTCATAGTAAAGCTAATACCATAAGGAGACCAGCACTTTCTCTGACGATTGTACAGAGTGTCCTGACCACCATTAGTCTTAGGGTCACGAGACATTTCAGCGGGAACTTTTGCACCACAGTTAGTGTATTCAATAGCACCATCGCCGAACAGATAAGTAGTATAAACGGGGTCATCACCAGTTGTATCAACAGGCATAGAGTCGTCAATAAGAACTAACTTACCATTAATAGTGCCCATTCCTGTATCTCTCTGCATACCGTTTGCATCATTGTACTTTAAGTAAGTAAGCAGATTTAAGTTTTCAAGATGTGTAGCGACGGCAGAGTGCATAATAGCAAGGGAAAACTTCTGCTTATGGTCGCCACATGCTTTCTGAATAGCAGTATTAATAGTGGTAGCATCCATGTAACCAGTCTGGCCTTCAGTGTTCACTAACGTTGTAACATCGTGAGTATGAGAATTGACAAATTTAACTCCTTCTGTATCGCTCATTGCAAAAACGCCTTGCAGAATAGCGATAATAGTAGCTTGGTCAATTTCATCCCAATACTCAGCAACCTGCTGTGCGACATTCTCCATGAAGTCAACACCACCAGTGATGTCGTAGGAGAAGTCCTTTTCAGTCCATGCTTGAGCACGGCCGACAACAACACGAGAGTGGGAGAAGGTCTGAGTGGTTTGTGCTGTAATGTCAGTCACACCATCATAGTTAAGCGGAATAGAGCCGCTAATAAGACCTTTCAGAGGAGTAGTAATATAGTT